GAAATAATGACAGAACTTAAAATAGATTTTAATGAAGAGTCAGCAGGAGAGTCGTATAATCCAGATACGCCCAAAGCTATGGGTGGTACAGAATTAATACAAAAATGGCTGTTCAGTAGACTTGATCCAGAACTTAAAGACTACTATCAATGGATTGCGTCTCGCAAACGAACTTTAGAAGATAAACCTCGCCTGTTTTGGGTACATGATCTTGCTCAAGATCCAGAGGTGGAGTTTCTTAAAGAGCATAAGAATATGCTTTTATTTGAGAAGATTATCTTTGTATCAAATTGGCAACAGTATCAGTATGGTGTGTATTTGGGTGTTCCCTATGACCATTCTGTAGTAATCCAGCATGCAATAGATCCTATTCCAGAACATGAGAAACCAAAAGACAAAATAAATTGTGTGTATTTCAGCACTCCACATAGAGGTTTAGAAATTCTATTGGAGGCTTGGTCTTTGATGAAACAAGAATATTCATCTGAAGCTGTTGATTCGGCTGAGTTGAATATTTTTTCTAGTTTTAAGATCTATGACCGTCCGCATATGGACGAACAATACAGACACATATACAAGAAAGCTGAAGAAATGCCTCAGGTGAATTACTCTGGTTCTGTCTCCAATGAGAAGATAAGAGAAGAACTGGAGAAGATGCATGTACTGGCATATCCATCTACTTACATGGAAACTGCTTGTATAACAGCCTTAGAGGCAATGAGTGCTAAGTGTTTGTGTGTTCTTCCAAACCTTGCAGCTCTTGCTGAGACAACTGCTAACTTTGCTTGGATGTATAATTATGAACCAAATCCAGATCGCCATATTCAGGTTCATGCTCATATTTTATCTAAGGCTATAGATAACTACTGGGCAGATGAAACTCAAAGTCTTCTGAATGTCCAGAAGAATTACTTTGATATTTTTTATAATTGGGATCTTAGAATTAATCAATGGAACTCGTTTTTAGCTGGTCTGAGGATGGGTATTGAAGAAAGAAAAAATAATGATTCTACTTGATTTTTCCCAGACCATGATCGGTTCTTTCATGGCAATGGGAAGGGGTAGTGTAGTTGTGGAAGAGGATCTTCTGAGACATACTGTTCTAAATACTATACGACAATATAAACAAACGCACCGACACATTTACGATTGTGGAGCTGGGCCTGGTCTTGTTATATGCTGTGACTCTGAAAAGAACTGGAGAAAAGAATCCTTTCCAGAATACAAAGCAAATCGTAAGAAGAGGCGAGAGGATGATACTACCGATTGGAAATCTCTTTTTGAGTTTCTAAATGAGATGATTGAAGATCTACGTAACTATTTCCCATACAGAGTGGTGAAGGTTGACCGTGCAGAAGCTGATGACATTATTGCTGTGTTAGTCCAAGAAGAACATTGGAATCCTACTCTTATTATTTCTAGTGATAAAGACTTTATTCAATTACATGAATATGAGGGCGTTTCTCAATGGTCGCCTTTGACTAAGGATTGGGTAACTGGTGACCCAAAGGAATCGCTTTGGGAAAAGCTTATTAGGGGTGATGCTGGTGACGGTGTGCCTAATATCCTTTCATCTGATGATACCTTTGTAACTGAGGGTAAAAGACAGCGACCAATATCCAAAAAGAAGATGGAACTTTGGAAAACGGATAGAGATACATGGACTGAGGACATGGCCAGAAACTTTAATCGAAATGAAACAATGGTCGATTTGTCCAAATCTCCAGAATCAATTCGTATAAATATAATCAACGAGTATAAGGAGCAGTCTCCAAAACATGGAAGGCTCATGGACTACTTTGTTGAAAAACGATTGAAGAATTTAATGGAACATATAAGTGAGTTTGAATAATGGCAGTAAGTTTTCCAACAATCTTTTCAGACATTGATAAGGCCAGAAGTCAAAAAGAAAGAAAAGAACTATTATTAAAGTATGAAACACCCCCATTGCTGGAGGTTCTAAAATATACTTTTCATCCCGATATCAAATTCCTGCTTCCAGCGGGTGATCCACCATACAAAACAGAAGTTGATGATATACAAAATCCAACATATCTGTATGGTCTGACTAGAAAATTATACTTATTTGTAGAGGGTGGAAATGATAATCTTAAGCAAACTAGAAGGGAATATTTGTTTATTGAATTGCTAGAGAGTGTTCATGAAGAAGAGGCAAAACTTCTTATACAAATTAAAGATAAAAAAATTAAATGTAGGGGTTTAACCTACAAACTTATAAAAGAAACATTTCCGAATTTATTACCGTGAGAAACATTAAATCTATAGAAGATAGGATTGTCAAAATAAAAAGAAGAACTGCTGAAGGTATCAGTGGTTCTGAGGAAGCTGAGCTTCGGCATTTAGATATGAATGGCACAGAACCAAGAACAGCTAAAGTAGTTCTGGCCAGACAATTTGGAGTTCAATTAGATTTGGAATGGGATAATTCGATTAAAGCTTTCACCACAACGATTGGTGGAATAACTTGGACTTCAGAATTTGAGTATAGAGACTTCGTGGCTACGCCATGGGAATCTGGAAAATTCTACGTAAGAAGTTCCCGCCGCAAGTAGACTTCCTATTATTAACCTAATAGAACGAGGACTATGGAGAAATTCATATTAGTTCTGAGCCTCATGTTATCTATTGCAACAAGCGTGAATACAGCTCAGACAAACGAAATATGGGTGCCTACGATACATAAAGAACAAGTAACAACTGTAGCCGCACCTGCTGTTCCATTAGAGGAACATTTATTAAATTTAGCACCTCAATTAGATCCAAACGAATTAGAATGTATGGCTAAGAATATCTATTTTGAGGCAGCAGTTGAATCAACTGCGGGGAAGATGGCAGTAGCTCAAGTAACAATGAATAGAGTACGCTCAACAAAATACCCTGACACTATATGTAAAGTGGTGTATGAAGGTAGACATCACAAGAGTGGATTTCCTAAGAGAGATCAATGCCAGTTTAGCTGGTACTGTGACGGCAAGGGGGATGAACCAAGAAAAACTCCAGCATGGAGGGATTCTCAATCCATAGCAGAATATGTTATTCGCACACCTAGTTTGTTAGATATAACAGATGGTGCGACACATTATCATGCAGACTATATTAAGACTCCAAGATGGGCTAATCAGAAGAAGAAACTGGTTAAAATAGATACTCATATTTTTTATAAAAAAAGAGGGGGCTTTAATTTTTAACTTGACAAAGCCCTATTAGTGTGAGATAATAAGGTTGAATGAGTGGGAATAGTCCCGAAACCTTAGCCGAGTATTGCTATGACTTATGAAGAAAGAGTATTGACGGTTCTCTCCCGATGGTTGGGTGGAGACTCCCTGAGAGAAGCTGCCAGAGAGATGACTGAACTGGCAGCAGAAACTTCAAGACGATCCTATGAAGAGGGTTACCGATTCGCAAAGGATGAGTCAAGGTTGGTTGCAGAAGCTGTGGAGGCTTGTGTATGAATGTTTATCTTGATAATGTCGGTGAACGTAAAGAATTCTTTTTGAAGCTTGATAAGAGATTTGAAAAGATGGGTCATGATGGTGATTCATATTGTGTTCATAAGATGATAGACCGTCATGGCCGAAAAGCTATGTTCTATCGTTGTAGTGGTGATGTAGATTTTAAGGAAAAGGATTGTGTTCTTGTTAAAGCTACGGTTGCCGAACATCGTGAGTATAATAGTGAACCTGAGACTTATTTAAATAGAGTTAAAATTCTCAGAAATATTGGCTCTAAATGATTAGGAACTAGGTACAAAAGGGTAGGCAGGAGTAAAATCTGTGAGTCCGTAAAGAGCTTGATTCTCTACCACCTAGTTCCTATTGCTGCATGCATTGAAAGGAGTATATGCCATTTTATGATTATGAATGTGATAGTTGTGATAATGTATTTGAAGAGCAACACACCATAGCAAATAGAAAAGTTCCAGAAGGTAGATGTATGGAATGTAATGATGGGAACGTGCGACAAGTAATTGGTGTTCCTCTTTTTGCCTATGACAACATTTCTTCGCCTGGTCATCTTAAAAAGACTCCCGATTGGATGAAAAATAAGCTACAGGAGGTTAAGAGAACACAGCCGGGGGCTACAATGAATATACCAGATTGATTATGAAAAATTTTGAACATATTACTAGTCATTTAGCTATGAATGTACTAGACATACCATGTGAATATCATGATGGAAAGAGGTTCTATGTCACACCAGAAGGTGAACACTATAAATCTATTACATCAATATTATCTGAGCTCACCAAAGCTGATATACAGAAGTGGAGAGCAAGGGTTGGAGAAAAAGAAGCCAATCGAATTACCCAAAAAGCATCTAGAAGAGGCACTGCCGTACATAGTGTCTGTGAGTCCTATATCAAAAACGAGGACGGATTCTTAGAGGGAGAAATGCCACATATCATAGAGGTGTTTCGGTCTATCGAACCTTTACTTGATAGGATTGACAATGTTCGATTAGTTGAAGGAGCATTGTGGTCAGATGAATTGAGGGTTGCTGGGAGAACAGATTTGATTGCTGACTTTGATGATAAGTTAGCAGTCATTGATTACAAGACTTCCAACTATAAGAAAACTTGGGAGATGTGTCATAAGTTTTTCATGCAGGGAGCATTTTATGCTCATGCTTTTGAAGAGAGGTATGGTACTCCTATAGAAAATATAATAATAATAATGGCGGTCGATGGGTCAGAGCCGTTATTATGGAAAGAAACTACGAGTAGGTGGATTGAACCGCTGAAACAGGTTATTACTAAATATTCTTGATACTGATGACACATTTGGATAGCAGTTAAGACGCCGGTTCAATTCCGGCCACCTCCACCAAAGGAGCATCAGATGGACGCTAAAGAGATTACTATATCTCTAATTATAATTCTTATTACGTTAGGGTTAATTTGGGGTCTTGATTTTGTGCTTATTTGATGGGGGTGACAAGGGTTTCGATTGATTGTGAAGGCAAATGAAGAGGTATCCAACTGAGGTACGGTTGTAAATAAGTCCAATAAACATAATCGCAAATAATTCCGATTATACACCTGCATATGCTTACGCACTCGCTGCGTAAATATATAGCCGAGTTTAGACTTTTGGTCTTGGGGAATTTCCTTGGGAACAGAAAAATTCCTCGCTACTTATAAACAATAATGTTTGTAAGACACACACAACACACACAGAGAAAGGACAATATGTCTAATCCATTTGAACTTCGATTTAAAATTCTTGAAATGGCTCAATGTTATCTTCAAGAACAACAAGATAGAAGTGTGGCTTTCGCCACTCAAGCATGGGAACATGCAGAAGAGCAGGGCGAAGCAACTATGAAGTTATGGAGTGAACTTCAACCGTCTTCTTATTCCATAGAGGATATAAAGGAGAAGGCTACTGAACTCTACGGATTTGTAGAGAAGAAGTAAGGAGCAAAATGTCAGGCGGAAAACAAAATGAACCCACTACATTATCTCAAGTTCAAGTGACTAGAGATAGATTTGAACGAGATATCGTAATGGGCGATTTTCCGCCTTACTACTTAATTCCAGAAAATTTAAAGGAAACGTATAAAATATATAACCTACCATATAATGCTGGTCGTTGTAGGGTGTCTTGGGAAACAGGACAATTTAACTTTGAATGGAGCTGAATGGCTGAATACAAAAATGAAGAACCATGTGAATTTATATACAATATAACAGCAGTAGAAAAAATTGTTGATGGAGATACTATTGATGCAATTTTTGATTTAGGTTTTGATGTGCGGATATGTAATAGAATTCGCTTACTAGGAATAGATACACCCGAATCAAGAACAAGACATAAGAATGAAAAGATTTATGGTAAGTTGTCCAAAGCAGCTCTCAAGTCATGGGTACATTGGGCAGTTATGGATGACAGAGATGATATTGAAATACAATGCAGATGTCCAGAGTCAGATAGCCGAGGTAAGTTTGGTAGAGTATTGGGTGAACTTTGGATTAACTGCACTGAAGAGGGACATGAATTTAATGGATGGACAAACATAAACAAGTGGTTATGTGAGAATGGTCATGCAGTTGGTTATTGGGGTCAAAACAAAGATGATATCAAGGATGAACATTGGGCTAACAGAGAATACTTAGCGGAACATGGAGTGCAAGAACTGCTACAATGGGACGAGGATTAATACATGGCCATAAAGATACCATCTAATTTAAAATCAGCTAGAAAAGAAAGAACTGGCGATGGAAAAGTAAACACCAGCGTTGAAATGATTCACGCCTCAGAAGAGGCATTGTGGGAGAAAAATCCAGTGGAAGCTTTAAAGTATGAGAGAATAGAAACTAGAAAGAAGATGAATTGGATTGCACGATTCACTCTTTCTTTGATTGTGGCGGGAACCTTTCTAGTTTTGTTATATCTATTATTTTTTACAGATCTCAAAGATGGACATAGAGATCTAATTAATATCCTTGTTGGGGCCTATGTTGGTGTGTTGGCTAAGTCAACAGACTACTGGTTCAAGGACAAGGAAGATGCTGAGGATAGAGAATCAGCACAGTTACATAGCAACGGAGAAAGCAATGGCTGATTTTAATGATTTTGGTTTTAGTACGGTGAGTGCTGATGAATATGAAGCACAACAAACAAAAACAGTAGACACTGCTAAGGAAGTGGCCTCTACGGCTACGGCGAGCATTACTCCTGAACTGGAAAAGATTGGTTC